TATCCCAGATGTCTTTTAGCTATAAGAAATTAAGGCAAAAAGAGCAATATTGTATTAAATTTACTTAATTAATCAAAATTATGTCAGAATTAACAAACTTTCCATCGCAGAAACTTCCTTTCAAGAGAAAAACTAAAAAGTGGAGAAGAAAGCATTTAGACTGGGCAGATAACAATAGTTATATAAACAACTCAGCTATAAGAAGAAAGCTTAAAAATAAAATTATAAACCTTAACCTATATAATGGTAAGGCAGATGTTCAGGACATGAAACTAATCCTTAACCCGGGAGGGCTTGAGAAGTTTTTTGTACCTGATGCAATTCAGCACTACCCAATTATTACTCCTAGAATTAATGTTCTAGTGGGTGAAGAAAAGAGGAGAAAGTTTGATTGGTCAGTAGAGATAATTAATCCAGACACATTATCTAAAATTAAAGAGGATAAGAAGAAGTTAGTTGATAAGAAACTAATGGAAATGTTGCAATCGGATGTTTCTGATGAAGAACTGGAACAAGAATTAATAAAGTATGGTGATTACATCAACTTTGATTACCAAGATTTAAGAGAAAAGAGAGCAAACTTATTGATGAAGAATTACATCTCTAAGTTAAATATGAAATACTTATTCCAGAAAGGATTTAAAGATGCCTTGATATTTGGAGAAGAGATTTATATGTTTGATATAGTTAATGGTAATGTAACATTTGAAAGATTAAATCCTACAAAAGTACATACATTAAGATCCGGCTCATCTAGTAAAATAGAAGATTCAGACATCATAGTTTTAGATGACTTTTGGAGTCCTGGAAAAATACAAGATACTTTTTATAATGACTTATCTGATGTTCAAGTAAAGAGTTTAGATGATGAAGTTACAACTCCGGGAGCTAATGACAAGAACCTTGATGGTATGTCTGAAGCAATTGATGATGAAGAAGGGTATAGATTATTAGATAGATTAGGCTTTGATTCATACTTAAACTCTACGGGAGTTTATGATTCTGAGCAATCTTCAGGAGCTAAAGATTCATACAAAGATACAAGAGGAAATATTCGAGTAATTAGAATGTTTTGGAAATCCATGAAGAAAATTGCTAAGGTAACTTACTTTGATCAAATGGGTAAGAAACAAGTAAAGTTTAGAAGTGAAGAGTATATTGTAGACAAGGCTATGGGTGAAACTGTAGAGTGGCTATGGGTTCCTCAATGGTGGAAAGGTGTAAAAGTAGGTAAGGATACTTATTTACAAATTAAACCTAGAGAGATTCAATACAATAAAATGAATCAACCATCTTTCAATTCTTGTGGTATTGTTGGACAGATTTATAATACAAGTGATTCTGAAGCTGTTACAATGGTGGATAAAGCTAAGCCATTCCAATATTTATTTGATATCTCATGGTATAGGGTAAATGAGGCGATGTCTAAATACTTAGGTTCAATTGTTGAACTAGATTTAGCTAAAGTGCCAAAAGGATGGTCAGTAACTAAATGGTTATACTTCGCGCGTAAATCTGGAATATCTGTAGTGGATAGTTTTAGAGAGGGGCAGAAAGGTATGGCTAAAGGTAAACTTGCCGGAGCAGTAGGGAATACAACTGGTAGAGTTCTTGAACAAAGAGTAGGTGACTTCATTCAGGTTCACATGGAAATGATGGAATATGCTAAAGCTCAAATGGACGAGATCACTGGAGTGTCTAGACAGAGACTTGGACAAACTGAGAATAGAGAAACTGTAGGAGGTATAGAAAGAGCTGTTAGCCAATCTAATCACATTACAGAGGAGCTATTTACAATGCATGATTATTGCAAGAAAAGATGTTTTGAAATATTACTAGAAACTGCAAAGATTGCATTAAAAGGTCAGCATGTTAAGTTTTCTTATATAGGTGATGATATGACTCGTCAATTAGCTGAGATAGATGGAGATGAGTTTGCTGAAGAAGAATATGGATTGACAGTATCTAATGATGACAACATTAATGCGTTGCAACAAAAATTAGACGGAATGGTTCAATTAGGATTGCAGAACCAAATGATATCATTCTCTAGTGCAATTAAAATGTACAACTCTTCTTCAATGAGAGAGATTCAAAGACTTATTGAAAAAGATGAGCAGAATATGAAGCAATCTCAACAACAAGAAGCTGAGGCTCAACAAAAACAAATGCAAGCTCAAATGGAGCAACAAGCATTACAAGAACAGCAATCTGCTAATCTTGACTTACAGAAATTTAATAGAGAAGATGAAACTAAGAGGTATATTGCTGAATTGCAAAATGCTACAGCTGAGTTAAAAATATCTATGGATCAAAGAGGTGCTGAATCAGTTGATGATGACTCTGAAGACTTCGCAAAATTTGAGCAAGAATTAGGGGTAAAGAAGCAGGCCTTATCAAATGACATGATAAAGCACAATGACCAAATGTTAAGAAAGGATCAAGAGATATCTATTAAAAGAAGTCAATCTAATAATCAGATAAAAAAATAAAATAAATATATAACATGAAGCAAACACAAAATCAATTTTTTGGATTAAAATCTAAAATGCCTAGTAGGCTGCAAGCAGGATCAATTTATGTTTGTGAAGATACTCAAGAGTTATTTTTGTATGGGCAAAACATGAAACCTGTTTTAATAGGAGGCGATACAATTGATAATTTTAACTCTAAATCAGGAATAGAATTTACAGGTGCTTTTGCAGGAAAACCTTTATCAAACAATTATGTGTGGGAATCTGGTACTGGAATTAATATAACACAAAGCGATGTTGATAATGAACTATTTAAAACATTTAGTTTAGATTCTGCAGTTCAATCTCAAGTTGATACGCCTTACTGGAGTGATCCAACACCAGCTGACCATGTAGGGAAAGGTGTTTTTGGAGGTTCTTATCTTCCCGGAGGAGTTTCAAGTGTTTTTGACTACAGCTCTGTAGATAGCGATACATACGAAGATGGCACCAATATACAAACTATTGGTGGATTAGACTTTTCTCAATTACAAGTAGGTGATAAAGTTGAAGTTAGATTTGATTTTAATGCAATACCTCAAATTGCAAACACTACTATTGAACCTGCTATATGGTATAAAAATAGAGACTCAGAAGGAAATGTGACATTTACTTTTTCTTTAACAACATCACCTATATTTTTAGGTACAGATACAGTTGGGGTGTCAAGATTACATAGGCCAGAAATAACAATATATATTGCATCTCAAGAAGACATAGATTCTTTATCTCATTTTGCAATAAAAAGTAGTAACCCAATAATTATACAGCCACTAAGCTGTTTACTAACTGTAATAAGATAAAAATATGGCAATAAGAATTGAAAGAAATGAGGCAGGTAATTGTATAAACTTTCACGGAACAAGCAATCCAACTTATTGGAACGCTTGCCTTAGTGGAGAAGTAGATCCAAATTTCCCTGATACTGTAAATATAATTAACGATATAATTACTGCACAAACAGGTAAAAAGAAACCAGAGTTTTTTCAAATTCCGTATACAGATTTTGTAGACAAAGAAGGAAATTCTTTTGCTTCTGCTCAGGAAGCTGCAGATTATATTACTGAAAAAGCAAATGTTATTGGATTAAGTGGTGAAGGTATTGATTTAACAGGAGAAACAGTTTGTTTTTCTTTAGACGCTACAAGTACTTCAATAATGCTAGATACAGGACATTCTTATGGTGTAAATACTATTAAGGCGATACCACATTCAGATGGTACAGTTCACATTGTATCTAATGATGGTGCTGATAATATTACTTATTTTCACCACCTAGATGCTGCTAATACTTGTGTAAATAGTGAGCCTGTTGCTGGTGGTTTGCAAGATATAGTTAATACATTAAATGAATTGTTTACAGTTGGTGCTTTTGAAAGCATAGTAATATCTGATCCTTATTCAACAATGGTAGCTGATGTTTTAGGTGTTGATACAACTACTTCTTATGTAGGCGATGGAATTGACCCTGTAGGTACTGATGTTTATGGATCTACAAGCTCAAATTCACAAAATGGATATAAAACTGTTGAGACTATTGACCAGGCAGGGGAATATTTTACCTTTGACATTAGGGTAGAGGGTGTTATTGGTTTTGGTTTAGTACACTCTCAAGCTTCTTATGATAATGGTTACTACAATGGTAACGCAAATTATTCAGACCCTACAAGATTTGGTATAGATAACTCAGCACATTACGGATTCCAATTTTCACACTGGTTTCACTCAACTCCTAACGGATCTTGGACTAACTATGGTGCTAACACAGGATATTCTATGAGAGATGGATGGTTAAACTTTAATGGTACTCAAGAGCAAACAGATTGGTTAGCTGGTAATCCTATAAAGGTTAGAGTAGGAATTGACAGTAACAGTTATATATCTATAGAAACTTTAAGAGATGGTACTGATTGGGTAGTTCATGCAAGAACTTCTTACCCTATTGTAGATGGTGCTGAATTTCACTTAGGGATCAAGACTAATGACACAGAGGCTAGGGTTCACACTTTACCAAAGGTTCACTTATTAGAAGTAGACGATTCACCCACCGCTATTGGAGATACAAACATAACTTTATTGGGAGATGCTATTGGCACTTTAAATGATGGGATTGCAACTGCTTCAGGTGCTAATACAGACAATGGATTTATTACTGAAGAGGGGCTTAGTGCATCTGGTGAGTATTTTGAGTTTGAAGTAAATTTAGGGTCAAACCATACAGTTTCTTTAGTTAATGCAGATACACACTTAGTTGCAACTATTGCTGCTGACGATTCTGCAGACTTAATAAATACATATTCTTACTTTGGTCAACCTATTAATAATTTAGGTGCTGTAACTTTAAGTCATCACAATTGGTCAGGGCTTCCTGCTACTGTAGGTAGTAGATTTGTAGCAACTCACTTTAGAATAGGTTTTGATAACCAAGGTAAACTCACAGTATGGAGTTCTACAGACGGAGTTAATTTTATTGTAAGTAAGCATTTGTCTTCTGCTTCTATTGATGGAGATTACAGGCTTATGTATATAGGTAGAGATGCGGGAGCTACATTTGAAACCTTGGCAAAAGGACAATTATCTCAAGCACCTACTATGTATTTTAGATATATAGAAAGTCCTGATGATAACTTTCACTATCCACTTTTTTTAACTGAAGAAGAAGCAAATTACTTTGATTTACAAAATGGTGGTACAGGTACAAGCTCAACTAATGTTTATCCCGATGAGCCTACATTCACTCAATGGTATGAGCCTACAAATGGTCATACCCATAATGCATTTGTAGCACCTACAAGTGCAATATTGTTTGAAGGTAATGCTATAAATTGGACTGAGATAACTTCTCAATCTAATGCTGATTTAGCACCACCATCTTTCTTAGATTGGAACTTGACTATTAGTGAGTTGAGTGCTGTTAATATAGCAGTAGCCCCCGCAGATGCGAGTTTTACAACTACTATTACAGATGTAGATAGCTCGGGCTTAACTTTAGTAGGACTTAATATAGAAGGCACTTCTCCAGAAGTTACAGGGGATTACAACACTAACCCTACAGACGTTTATACTCTTATAGTAACAAGAACAAACTCTTATGGTTCAAGTTCTGCTACAGTAACTTTGACAGTTGCGAACTTAACTGCACCCGTAACTGCCATTAGTGGATTTAACCATATAAGTGGAACAACTGCTATGATTGATGCAGATACTATGGATGATGGTTCAGTTGTTCATGTAAATAATACAGTTGCTGATGGTGAAAGGTTTGTAATTGAGAAGGCTTATGTGGAAACTAACATATTACCTAGCTTAAACGCTGCTAATGATAAGTACATTATTGGTTTATCTAATCAACCAGAAACATTTGGTACATTAGAGTTGTCTGATTTTGATACGGCTATCGTATGGGAATATGAGACTGCATCTAGTCATACGTTTAAGTTTTATAGAGATGGTTCAGTAGTTCAAAATATAGCAATTAACTCTATGACTCAAGCTTTCTATGATTATGCAATTGAAGTAAATGGAACAAGTGCTTGGTTGATAGCTTGTAACATAAATAACATAATGAATGAAGCGAGTCCTGCTGATGGTGGTACTTTCTCAAACACTTATGAAGCTACTTCTATTGAAGATACTGCTCCTGTGACTATTCACATGGCTACTTTAAATACTAGCGGTGATATTAGTACTGATGATATAGAGACTATTACTACACCTGCTGCACCAGTATCTAATTTAACATCTTGGGATAAGGCTTTAGATTTTAGTGGTAGTAATGAACACTTAAAGCAAGTTGGCAACTACTCTACAACCAACGCTTTACGTATGAGTAACTTTGCTACGAACATTGCTGCACCTACTACGGCGGGCAATACTGCTTATGGTTCTAGTGTTCGTCCTTGGGCAACTGCAATAGTATTTCAGTCTAAGAATGTTACTAGCAACCAACACATTTGGAATCAAGGAGAAGGAGCAGGTTCAACTGATGACAACA